TGTAGTTTATCTCCAGTTTCTAGCACGATCTTTGTTGTAATCTCTATTGTTGTACCAAAAGGAAGTGATACGTCATTTAAAACGTGTCGTAATGTTCCTCCGGATTTAATAACACTAAGATCAATAGTTACATCTGCGCTAGATCCACTTACATTAGATACCAATACGCCAATGACTGTTTCAGTTGTAGATGACGGAACTGCGTCAACAATGTCTGCCGTTGAAGTTCCAAGAACACCTTGAACCGAATGTAATGTATCTGCCATAATCTAATCCTTTCCTATGATAGAGCTAATACTAAACCTAATGATACACCACTAGGTGCAAGTGCCACTATATCTGCTACTGTGGTCTTTTTTACTGCGTTACTGTCGTCTGCGTCGCCAATTAAAACTAAATCTGTTGAAGCTACTGTCGCTGATGTTGCACTATTTGGTGCAATTACTAACGTTGATGTGAAAGCACCTGATGTTGCAGTAGCACCACCAGATAATCCCGAAGTTCCAGCAGTTGTAATGGTTACGCCTGTAATGTCTCCCTCGCCAATAAAACTAGCCCAAGAAGATCCATTGTAAAATTGTAGTGTATTTGAATCAGTTAAAAAACAAAACATGCCTTCTTCTGGACTGCTTACTGCACTATCTCTAGCGCTTGAACTAGCAAATGTCATGATTACCTGTTCTTGTACATAATTATTAAAATCGGAAGCTGAGATCAAGTCTCCTGTTGTCCATACTTTAAATCCTGCCGGCATTATTCTCCTAAATTAATTTATACTCTATGTTAGCACTAAGCGTATGCAAATCGAGTACCTTCTCCTAATTTTGCCTGTCCTAAAATCCAAGCAGATGATCCTGCCGGAGATAAAGAAATAGTATAATTCCAAGTTTGGTTTGATGAAGATATATTATGAGTAATACTTTCAATCCAAACCTCATCACTAAATGTTGTTCCATTAGGATTTTTTACATTTACTTTTACACGATCTCCAAAACCAAGACCTAGTACTTTGGGCCATAAATTTACATCTTGTCTAGGGCTTATTTGTAGTTGATCTATCCTTTCGATTGGAGTAGATGTAGAAGCTAAGTTTTGCTCAATAATACTTTTTACATCAGCGTCTGTTGTATTAATTGTGCTTGCAGTAGATGTTTTAGCCGTGTATCTATTTATGCTATCTGCGTCAGCTACATATTGTGTAGTTCCACTATCTCTAGTCCATTCGTAAACATTTAAAACCTCATTAGTATCGAATGATGTAACTACATCTTCATACGGCAAATTGCTACCCGAATTATCAAACGTTGCTTGTATATTTATAGCTTTTGTATTTGAGAGTCTATAATCTCTATTTCTGAATGTCGCACTACCATCTGGTCCAATATAAAATTGTGCATTTTCTGATAGTTCGCATTCTCTCATAGCTGCTAAAAGATTTTTAGTAATTGCTTGTTGTTGTACATTATTTGTACCGGTTTGTATAGCCCTTAAAGAACTAGGAAATCCAATAGAATTAAGCAATCTTGTTACACGTTCTGATGATAACTCTACTTCATCTGCATAACCTAATCTCGTTGATACACCAAGTTCGCTAAATCCTGTTTGACCGATTTTCCAACCGACTGATTGTATTGTTTGACTTTGAAATATTTTAAAAGCGTCAACGCAACCAAAGTTTACTACACTATCTGCACCTAACGCAGGATAGCTTACCGGTATTTGATCTAAAAAGCCATAGAATAAATCGTAAGTTGCAGAATCATAGACTGCCCTTATTCTTACTACCTTTAATGGTTGTATCTTTGTTCTTGCATTTGCAGAATCATAATAATATGTAGTTTGTGTCGGGTTAAATCTATTATCTGCATTAGAAAGTAAAAGTGAACATGTGCCGGATACAAATTGTCCAAGCTCATTAGATCGACCTTTACGCATTGATATTCCACGTACGTATTGTGAAACATCTGTGAAAGTTTGTGTATCATCAAATGGACCACTATCGAAGCCAATTTCAACAGTTAAATTAACATTTGAATCAAATGCAACAGACATTAGATAAGAACCTTTATGCCTCGCCTTTGTGCTTCTACAACTGCACTAGCTACTGCCTCTGTTATTTCGTCTGATGAACTTAAAGCACCACCGACATTAACAACGATATTATTATTGCTTACATTCCCGGCACTAAATTCTCCTAAACTTGCTATTCGAGATACCGGTGCTGAAACATCTTCTATTCCATCTGTATCAAAACTTAGTGAGGTGTCTCTTAATCCACCACCATCTCCTAGTGGATCATCTCCAAAAACTTCCGACATACTATCTCCTGCAACTTGGTCTGCTCTATATCCACTCATATTCATAAGGTTTTGAAAATGAGCCGATAACTCATCAAATTTACCACCGGCAAATTCTATCATTTGAGTTATACCCTCTTTGAAGCTATCAATTGCTTTTACATCTGCAATCGCTAAGTCTAATTCTCTTTTTGCAATTGCTATGTCTAGTAAGTTTTCTGGTGTTTTAGCAGTTGCTTTATTGTAGTCATTTGTTGCCTCTGTCAATTCTGCTTGTGCTTCTGTTCTATCTTTTTCTAATTTAAGCAATTCTTTTTCTATCTCTGCAACATCTTCTTCTGCCTGTATGCTTTCTCTTGATCGTGCAATTGCTTCTTCTTCTAGTTCATTTAAACGTTCTCTTGCTACTGCAAGTTGTAATTTTTGTATTTCGTCTTTTTCTTCTACATCAATAAGATCTTGTATTGTTCTTTCTTGTCTTGCAATAGCTAATCGTTCTTCGTTACTTTTTTCAGTACCATCAGTAGCTAGTTCTATGGCCTTTTCTTTAGCTTTAGCTAAATCATCTTCTGTTGCTTCCATTTTGTTATTTATTGCATTAAGTTTTTGTGATTTTTCAAGTTCATCTTTTTTTAAATCGTTGTGATGTTCATAAATATCATTTAGATTTCTGTATGCAGTTTGTATCTTTTTAAGACCAGATAGCCCTTTTTCAATTTGTTCTTCTCTAAGTTTAGAAGCTGACTCCTTTGCTTCTTCTTGTGCCTCTGTTACTGCGTCAATACTAGGTCTTAAATCTTCAAGTCCGGCATTATAAGCCTCAACTGCGTCACGTTCATCATCGTGTGCCTTTTCTAGATCTATACTTAACCTATACATTTCCTGCATTGGCACTAATGTATTACCGACCATAACCATTTTAGTTCTATACGCATAAACGGATCGTTGCACTTCATCTTCTTCTGCCTTTTGTGCTTCTTTTAAATCAATAATTTTTGTAATTAACTTATCAAGAATGCTTACAGTACCTTTAGCTGCACCCTCGAAATCTTCTCCAATTAATTGTTTTAAAACTGAAAATTTGTTTGATAAAATTTCTGTCTGTCCAATAAGACTCTGTATTTGTTTTTCTGCTACTTCTTGGGTAATTCCACCCGAATCTCTAAGCGCTTCCTCATATCGTCTTATTTGCTCAGTTGAACCACTTAAAATCTTAACTGCGTCTGCTACACCACGATTAAGTCCTAATTGATCTAATGTAGAAGCTTTTAACTCATCGGACATTGGGCCTAATACTGCGTCTAACTGTTCAACAATATCTGCTACATTTTTCATATTGCCTTGTGCGTCAAACATTTCTAGTCCCAAAGCTGCAAATTCTTCTTTATTTTTAGCAGTCGCTCTTGGTATATCTCGTAGGACTTGGTTTAACTTATCTCCTGCCTCTGCACCTTTGACACCACGATCTGCAAATACGGCTAATACTGCAACACCTTCTTCAATGTCTTTATTGACAACTTTCAAAGCCGCACCTGCTTTGGTAGTTAATGCCTCTGAAAATTGTTGAACTGAAGCGTTTGCTAATGTATTACCTTTTACTAAGACATCTGTAACTCTTGTAAGGTTTTTAAGGTTTTGTTCACTATCTGAAACTGTAAGTCCAAGAGCTGATTGTGCGTCTGTTGCTAAATCTGTTGCAGTTGCCATATCAAACATACCTGCTTGAGCAAAAGCTGCAACTTGTGGTAAAGCTGCGATAGATTGTGTTGCGTCTAAACCTGCTGAAGCTAAGAAGAAAAATGCCTCTGCGCTATCGTTAGCACTTATTCTTGTAGATGAAGCTACTTCTCTAGCTGCACTCGCCATAGCCTTTTGTTCCTCTGTTGAGGTTTTCATGATCGCTAATGACTGATTTAATTTATCCTCAAATTGAGCTAATTCTTGTACTGCTGATGAAATGCCCTTTACCAAAGCAACACCGATAGCTACTCCGGCAAATTTAGCCATATTAGATAACTGTTGTAAGTTTTTACCGGTCTTATCTCCAGAAGAACCTAGATTGTTTAATTGAGTTTTAGCGAGGTTCGCACCACGAGTAACAATATTTAAGACTATATCTGAGCTAGCCATTATCGTTTTCTTTTCTGTGCTTCTGCTTGTGCTAGAGCCATACTTTTATCTTGTGCTTTCTTTTCCCATACATAAAAGGCAATCCAATTATTGTATTCCAATGCACTCATTCTAGTAGTTAGATCTCCAACTGTCATGCCTAACTCTCTTGCTAGTCTATGTTGAAAAGCTAAGTCGTGGTTAGTATCAAAACTGTTCTGCTTTTGCAGATCCCCCTACACCATTTAGAGCATTGATTTCAACAAAGATTTTATCAATGACTGAACTATCTTTAGTATATAAATTGTCTACATCTTCATCAGTAAGTTGTGGATCGACAATACAAGCTTTAAGCAATTCTTTTTGATAGTCGAATGCGTCAGTATCTTTACCATCAATGATTCTACCTAATTCTATTTGGGTAGCTTTATTTATGCCTTGAATCTCGATAGATACTCCCCATTCCTCAATTTCTAGTTCTTTACTAGGAACATTAGGTAGTGAGTTTATATCTTCTAATTTTAATCGTTTCAATTAATCTCCTTTACTTAATATAAGTTTAGTCGATTAGTTTACTTAGTGTGTTGCTCTTGTAACTGCACCTGAAACTTGCATATCTGCTGAATAAGCAACAACATCTCCAACAGGAGAGGTTTGCCCATAATTAGTGACAATGCATTCTCCTGTATATTTGACTTTACCGGAGGCAGTTCCCTCTGGACTATATTCAAATGAAAGGGTTGCAGTTTGTCCTACAACAGCACCAAAGATTGCGTCCACAGTAGCGTCCCATAAACCTGTAACACCTAATGTAGCGTCTTTAAGACCTACAATGTAGGATTTGTTACTTGATCTTAGAGTGCTTGTTTCAGCAACATCGGCAGTTTCAGGGAAGTCTACATTATTCACATAAGTTGATATATCAGTTAATGATCCACCAGAGTTATCTAGTTTAAATACTGAATCTTTACCATGCAC